ATCTGACGTGCTTGGTTGATGTTCTCCGGTGTCGGATTAGCCAGTAAATCTTCAATAGGCTTCGCATCAGCAAGCTCCATTGTCCCCTTCTCTACCCTGCGCTGATACTGCCTGCGAAGGGCTTCTACTTCAGGATTTACTGGAGCGGGCTGTTCTCTTTCTGCCACATCACGTGGCTCAGCGCGTAGTGCAGGTTCGCCCACTCCAGTTGTGACAGGTGCTTGAGGTCCGGGGGCAGCGACGGCAGCTCCTTGGTCAGGTACAGGAACGCTTGACTCACTTGCTCCGGCGACAGGTTGCTTAGGTTGTTTGACACGTTGTTTTCTCCTTGGAGCTAACGGTAACTCCATTTGCTCAAAGAATATAGGACTATCTAAAAAGTTCTCAACCTTCTTAACAATCCCAGGACTACGATTAGGGTCTGAAGCAAATGCTTCTAGACGTTCCTTCACAAACCTACGGTCTTCAGGATTTGATAAATCTTTGCCTAACAACTCACTTCGCAACTTCTTGTTAGTTGCAGCAACCCCCATCGTACGAAAGTCCTGCTCTGTTACAGGACGAGTTTCCGGTGCAGCAGGTTGCTCCTGCACTTTCATCTTCTGTTGTTCAATATCCGTACGCTGAAGCGTTAATGGAAATCTAGTTACCTTTTGCTGTGATAGGTCTAAGGCAGGGGTGGGCTTAGCCGCTTCCTCTTGATACTGCTCACGCTCTAAGAACTTAACCCGCATCATGTCCGCTTGAGTTACGGGTTCTCCTGCTGCAATCTTGTCACGAATACCTTGCACACGCTGTTCTTCCAGCATGCGTTGTTGCTGCTCGTTTAAACGTGGAGCTGCGGCTTCCTCACCAATCACGGTCCCTGTATCTGGCCGGTACTCAGTTTTAGCAACTTGTCCAACACGATCACCGATACTAGGCAACGGAGCTTCAAAATCTAATTGTGGTTTTCCAGTGCCAGGACGTGCACCTTCTGCTGCACCTAGCGTACCTTTTACAGCTTCGATCTGAGTCTTTAATTCGCTGAGCGGTTTTGCAAGTGCTACGGCTTGGTCGTAGATCTGCTGTTTTTTAACAGGATCAGCCTCACGCTCATAGGCTGCTGCAAGCCTTTCGTTCTCTCGCTGGTAAAGATCAAATTCATCTCTTAGCTTAAACAGACGATCTTGAGCCTCACGTGTCGATTGCGCTGTGCGTTGGATGTTTTCTTCTGTAAAGAGGTCTTGCTGTGTGGCAGTCTCAGGTACACCGCGTGCAGGAGCAAATGTCGTGGGTGCCGTAGGTGCGGCAGGGGTAGTTACAGCAGGCTGTTCTTCTACCGCAGGAGTAGTTGGTTGTGCAGGTGTAGCCGCAGTTTTCGCTCTACGCCCAAGTGCAACATCTAAAAGACCTTGTGCCAACGCACCAACAGCACCACCGTACGCAGCCTGTTCACCTAGTCCCTCAATAAGTTGTTGCTCGGGTTTATACACGCCACGGGCAATCAGGTTTTGTGCAAGCCCAGCAGCAGCTTCTTGTGCAGCTTCTTCACCGCCAGCCATAGCAACCCGCTTAATACGATTAGCCGCAGTAAGCACTTCCCCTTCAGGGATACGCGATAGGATTCTGAACGGTGTAATAAGTTCAGACAAACCAACAACAGCACCAAGCCCTGTGGATAGAGACTGCTGCCCAGGAGTCGCACCTTCTTGTTGTGCACGTGTTAACGCTTCACCCGCACCAGACCCCGTAGCAAGTGCACCTGCTCCAACACGACCCGCAACACCGAGAGCACCAAGACCGAGAAACGGCACAAACGAGCCTGCGGCTTCGCCAAACTTACGACCTACTGACTCTTCGTATCCAGCTTCAGGTGCAAATGGTTTCTTTGCTGCGGCAGCAACCCCACGAATAGCTTCCTGTGCACCAGCTTCATACTGGTCAGGTAATAGCGCAGACGCGCCAACAGCAGCTTGCTCAACAAGCCCAATCGCTCCAGGCACTATACCCTTGACGGCTTCCTTGAGTTGCCCGCCAATCGTCGGTTCAAAAGATAAGTGCTTAACAATCTCTTCGTCAGAGTACCCCTCGTTACGCGCTCCAACAAGATTGAATTTACGTTTACCAGCAAGATACTCGGCTATCTCTGAGTAGCTATAACCTTCCTGTAATGCACGTCGGACATCAAAGGCCATCGAAGTCCCCTGTTAACCACCAAACGTTGATAGAGGTGCCCTGTTTGCTGGGGGTTTAGATGGCGCTGCTTCTGCACCACCTTCGGACAACCGCATATATTCTCTAGCTAACCTTGATAATTCAGCGGGATTTTTACTCAGATTTCTTGGATCACCAGATACAAGCTTCATGGCTTCTTCGTATGTGAGTTTGCCCATCTTGTTTTGACCAATAAACGATTCGGCAAGTTGTCTATCTTTAGGATCACTACTACGGAATAAATCTCGCAACTCTGAGAGTTGTGAAGGTCTACTAGCACCTATCCGTGCCGCCGCTAGCTGCGTTCTACCTTGTTCTTTGGTGCGCTCCATAGCCGCAGCGTCTTGTGCCTTCTGCTTATATAGACCCATTTCACCTTCGTACATAATCCCGGCAAGCCTATCAACACGTAGGTTGTATTTATCCAGAGCGTTGTCGCGCCGTTCAATAGCTTTATCCAAACGTAATTGATCTGCTTTCGTAAACTCTGCGGCTTCTTTGTTCTGGAGGGTACGGATCTGACGATCTTGTAACTTGTAATCACGCTCAAGCTTATCAAGCTCTTTAATATCTTGTGCGTAACCTTTTACGGCACCTTCGGCACCCTTACCGATATTGACAAACGCATGTGGCGACGCGCCGCCTAAAATGGCTAACCCTGCTTCAAGAACCCGCATATTGGCAGCTTCTTTCCGTTTCTGTGGTATCGCTTCAATATCTTTGCGGTTCTCAGCAACCATATCTTTGAGAAGATTGAAGTCGTAGCCTTCATCAGTAAGCTGTTTGACTCGCTCACTTCTAATCTGCGAAAGCCCAGGAACCACCGGAATATCTTTGCCCCCTTCTGCTTGTAACGTACCTTCTGCGGCAGAGCGTGCAGCAGACAACATGGGTACAGGTCCAAGATCAACAGGTTTTGCAGGGGCAGCAGCCGGTGCTGCGGGTGCAGCAGGAACTTTCGGGGGTGGCGGTTTATTAGCCGCAGCTTGGGCTTCCGCTACAGCTTGTTGCTCCGCAGCTTGCGGGAATGTTTCTTGAGGTGGTTTGTTTGCAATGGCAACACGCTTAGCCTCTTCAGGCTTCATTGCGTTAATTTGTTCTTGCGTATAACCCAAAGCGTATAGACGTTTAAGTACTGCTAATGTCTCTGCTTCATTAGCATTTAGGTCATCCGAGCCGAACAAGGCAGTTCCTATTGCTGCTGCGCCTGGAAACGCACGCCCTAAATAGCTCAATCCACGAGAGAACATCGATGGTGTTGCAGCAGCAGGTGTTGCCGCTGCGCTTGGAAACGCTTGCGCGAACGTCGTGCCAGTAGGTCTTGGAGCACCACTAAGTCTTGGTTTAGGTTGCCCGAATCTATCTAGTTCAGGAAATAACTCCATCTGACCACCCGGAGCAAACCGCTGCACGTCCCCACCACCAGCGAACGCAATCATGCCGCCATCAGCATAGTCAAACATGTTGTCAGGCACAGGTAGGCCGGAGATGCCACGCTCCATCGCAGGTGACGGCACTTGGTTATTACTAACAGCAACTTGACCACCGTAGGCCATACCGACTGGAGCTTGTTGCGGTGCAGCTTGGGGAGCCATAGCAGACATGCCCATTGGTTGTGGGGGAGGTGCCATCCCGGTATCTTGTGCCACGGTTGTGCCAGACGGTGGTTGAGTGTTTGCAGCAACAATCCGTTGGATCGTCATCATCGCCATGAGTGCTGTCGTGGGGTCAATCTTTCCCGCAGCAGCGTCCATCTTTAGGCGTTGCACGTTAGATCCATAGGTGGCAACAATGTCACCAACCGTACGATCTGCGGTCCTATTGACCGCTTTTTCTAGTGTTCGAAGGCTCATTTTGGACCCCCGCCAAGCATGTTATACAGCCCAATCCCTGTCAAGCCCAAGCCAGTCAACTGACTAGCAAAGCTCGGTGGGGGCGTTGTTGCCGTTTGTGTTGAACCCTGCATCGGGATACCACGCAGCAAGTTAGAAAGTTGACCTACTTGAGTCATACCGTATTGAGCTTGATCCGTAAGTTGTTGACGCTGGGCATCCATCTTCTGTTGCTCAATGGCACGTTGTAAGTCACCAAACGCACCTTGCGTCTTAAGCGTATCAAGCTCTGCCGCACGTTGCTGCGTACCAAGCTGACCAAATTGACCAGCAAGTCCAGTAAGCCCTTGTGCCGCAGCAAGTTGAGTCTGTGCCGCTTGTTGCTGTGCTGCTTGATTAGCTAGTTGTGCTTGTAAGTTTTGGCCTGCACCAAGCTGCTGAACCCCAAGTGCTGCTTGCAGGTTCTGACTACCAACACCCATCTGCGCTGCGCGATCACGCTCAAACTGTGCCTGTGCATTTTCAAACGCAGACTGTAGACCTTTAGCCTGAATATCTGCCAGTGTTGATTGAAGTCCTGCTTCTCTTGAACCTTGGAGAAGTGCTTGCCTTGCACCACCATAAGTGCCTTGACGCGCCGCAGCAAGATTCTGTCCTAACTGTGCTTCCCTAGCTGATTTTAGTGCCGCCGCCTGTTGACGATCCACAACCGACTGCATATACGGCGACATATAACTCTGGGCTTCTGCGGCACTAAATTGCCGAGCAGGGTCCATTTGAAAGGTAGTGAGCTGCGGCCCAGCTACACCCATGCTTTGGTAATTTTGTAGTGCTTGCAGTCCTGATGCCGCTGCCTGCCCAGCCTGCGTACCAAGTGCATACTGACCTGGAGTCGCGCTCATTGTGCCGAGCTGCTGACCTACTGCTTCTTGGAAAGGCGAAAGACCAGCAACGCTGCCTCTGCCCATTAGCCCTGCTTGGAACAGTGGGGCATATTGCTCTTGATACGCCTCTGCGCCAGTAAGCCCTTCAGGTCTTTCAGGGGTTTGCCTAAAAATTTCGGCTACACCACGACCAATAAGCCCCGGCGCGTACCCTGGTTGGCCTTTTGTGCCGGTTCCTAGATAAAACTGTTCTAGGACTTTTGGTATCTCGGCTGCGGTGGTAATTGTTTGTGTAGTGCTCATAGCTATTTCCTTAAGCAGGCATCAAACGACCCGTATCGACTTCGGGCGGTTGTCTTGTTGTGCCATGTCGTGCTTTTCTAACTCGATCCATCATGGCGTAAAGTTTCTTAGACCCAGCGTTACTGGAGCCGTTACCTAGATCTGCAACAACATCGGCAGGGATCACAAACTCTCCATCGGCAAGACGCGCCTCTTGAACACCCTCGATGGTAGCAGGCACACTATCACTCATGCCATCCCCTGCGCCATTTATTGTGCGTGGTTCGTTAGCAGGCCCAGTAGCACCCCCCGCAGCAAGTGCGCCAAGCCCAGCCATACCCCCTGAAGCTGCACGGAATGGTATACGTCCAAGTGTTTCGGCAAACAAATCTGCCCCACGCCGCCTTTTACGTTCTTCTTCCGCTTCCTGCGCTGCCATAGCCTGCGCGTACTTGTCACCTTCAGACACCATACCGGCTGAACCGACTGCCAAGGGCAACGCATACATGGTGCTTATGGGTTGGTCTACCACTGACTGGGCTTTTTCTAACCCAGCAGTTAGTTTGTCTGTGAACGATTGTGGAGTTGGTGCTGCACCCATCCGTTCGGTTGGAGAGACATAACCTGTACCGTCTGGATTTGCTGCGTTTGCTATAGATGCGTCAGGAAGCACAGGTTGTCTTGCAAATCTCGACCCAACATCTAACTGTTCCCCTAACGGGTCAAAAGCTTCTGCTGATCCTTGCACAAATCTAGCCTGTTCAAATCCTTTTGGTCCAGTAGCATATTGCTCAAGAGGATTAAGTTTTGCCCCTTCAGCTACACCAGAAAGCATTTGATCCTTCAGATCAATACCCGGCAGCATCTGTGCTTCTATAGGATTAAGGTTCGCCCCTATGGATTGCGCTGCTCCTGCTGGTGCGGCTCCTGCCCCTGCCGTCGCTGCCTCTGCACCTGTGGGTGCGGCTCCGCTTGTAAGCCCGAGGTTTTGTGCGGCACTGCCAATACCGTAAGACATCAAGCCTGACATCAGACCGCGTTTAAAGTCAAAGCCTTTCTGTCCACCAAGCCCACCAGCAACACCAGAAATTAGTGCTTTAGCAGCAAGACCTAAGCCGGGGATGAATGGCACGATGAACGGTGCTACTTTACCTACAGTCTTTAATACTTTCCTCCAACTGAAGTACTCAGGTAAGCCAGTCTGTGGATTTATAGTACCCGCACCACCTGCGGCTTGTAGCATCTGAGCTTCTTCGGGGCTAATGTGAGCTAGCATCGTGTCGCCAAACCGACCCTTTTGTGCCATCTCTTGAGCGTAGCCTTTCATAGCGATACTGCCTAGACCACGACCGACATCACCGCCTTCGGCGTATTGATAAAGTCCTCGAATACCGCTTGTAGCTGGAGCTACTGACTTAAACATCGATGCTGGGAAGTATTCGGCACCTGTCCGTCCTTGGCGAATCATCATCTCCCGTAGTGCTCTCTCTTTATCAGCAGGGCTCATGTTTGCCAAGGCAGCAGCTTCTAAGCCTTTAAGCTCAGGGCCAAATACAACATTACTTCTGAATTCTGGGGCTTGATTTCTAGCTATACCTAAACGTCTGAAGTTATCTTCTGTTGCATTAGTAGGATCAAAAAACTGAATTGCAGACCTTATCTGATACGGGTCATATGTTTCCAGTAAATCTTTCACATAGCCTTGTTTTGTTGCTAAATCTTTGGTGGAATCCCACTGATACCCCGCTACGTTAGGCTTTATAAAATCTGTTACTGAAAACTTCTTCTCACCAGCCATTTCTGTTTTGCCGCCCTCGGCAAGAGCTATTGGCCCTCCTGCACGGTTCTGATTAATTTGTCTTGTAGGGAGTAAACTCCCACTTCCTCCTCCTGTTAGATTCTCAATAGGCGCATCTGGACCTTGACGGTCTCCAAACAATATCCCAGGTATATCTAAATACCCTAAGTCAAAATAATCTTTGTCTACTCCGCCAGTTGTAGTACCGCCAGTTGTAGTACCGCCAGTTGTAGTACCGCCAGTTGTAGTACCGCCAGGATCACCAGGATTACCACCAACACCTATACCACCTGCACCACCAACAGTGGCACCTCTACCTCCAACAGTGGCACCTTCACCTCCAACAGTATTACCCGCACCTCCAACAGTATTACCTGCCCCACCAACAGTATTACCTGCGCCCCCCGTATTTGTTCCTAAAGAACTAGGTGCTCCACCATAAGTCAATGAAGGAGGGGGTAAAGCTTCAATTTTTTCAACTTTGGTTTGGTTTGCAGCATCTAAAGCAGCTTGTCTATCCGCAGCTAATTGTTTTTGGGCAAAGAACTGTGTGGGTGTCAAACCAATAGCAGCTTGTATGTCTGTCTCAGGGATATTGTATCGAGACATTTGATAAGCGACATCTTGCGGAGTAACTTTAGGATCTGCAAAGAAATCACGTATGTTTTGAAAGTATTGAGACTCTCCGATACCCCCAGGACGAGTTGCATAGGAAAGAGCTGCTGAAGGCTGCTCAGTCAGCGTGCCCATACCTTCAGGCCCAATCGAACGAGTCATCGTCCGCAAATTAGGCTGACCAACATACTGAGAAACAAGCGCACCTAGTCCACGCGACGGTGCTAGTTCAGTAGGAGCTTTATACAGTGCGCTAAACCCAGTTGGTGTAGCACCTTGCGGAGCACCTTTAGGTAAACCCAAAAGCTGAAATGCTTCATCAGTAGCATTTTCTGGGTCGTTGTACCTAATGATGGATTTAATTTGATCTGGCGTGTACATCCTCAGCAGGTCTTGGACATAACCCTTCTTGGTATCTAAGCTCGCACCACTGTCCCACTGCAACCCGCCGATGTTGTAGATTTTACTTGAGGTTGGTATGTCTGCGGCTGCTGTGGTTGTTGTAGTAGTTGTAGGTGAAGTAGCTTCCAGCCCAAGTAATTTAAAGTTAGCTTCAGTTAAGGCAGACTTATCTGGTTCTAACCTGCTGATTTCGTTTCGGATTTGAGTTACAGTAAACCCAGCATCCTTCATCTTCTGCACAAGTGCTTGTTTCGATCCTAACGTTCCTGCGGTGTCCCAGGCGTAATCTGGGTTTCCAAACGGTAGTAGTGTAGTAAGCCCAGTGTTTGTGGTGGTTGTAGTAGTTGTGGGGGTTGTAGTAGTTGTGGGGGTTGTAGTAGTTGTGGGGGTTGTAGTAGTTGTGGGGGTTGTAGTAGTTGTAGGCGAAGTAGTTTCCAACCCAAGTAACTTAAAGTTGGCTTCAGTTAAGGCAGACTTGTCCGGTTCTAACCTGCTGATTTCGTTTCGGATTTGAGTTACAGTAAGCCCGTCGTCTTTCATCTTTTGGACGAGTGCTTGTTTTGCCCCTAACGTTCCTTCAATGTTCCAGGCGTAATCTGGGTTTCCAAACGGTAGCAGGGTAGTAAGCCCAGTGTTTGTGTTAATTGCGTTCACGGTGTTTGTAGCTCCAGTGTTTGTAACCCCAGTGTTTGTAGCTCCAGTGTTTGTAACCCCAGTGTTTGTAGCTTCAGTGTTTGTAGCTCCAGTGTTTGGTTGGGCTAAAGCTGCTATTTGAGTATCGTTAAAACCTTCATTAACTCTGGCGGCAACTATAGATCGTGAAAGCTTTGTCTCTTGTACGAGTCTATCTATACGTGCGTCTCTATTTTTAGCATCGTTGACAGCGGCTACATCAGGATAAAGGAAACCGTTGTAAGTACGAGCCGCTATATCAGCAGCTTTAGCAGTTTCAGCAGCCCTTATTGCTTCGGCTTCAGCAGCCCTTATTGCTTCGGCTTCAGCAGCCCTTATTGCTTCGGCTTCAGCAGCCCTTATTGCTTCGGCTTCAGCAACCCTTATTGCTTCGGCTTCAGCAGCCCTTATTGCTTCGGCTTCAGCAGCCCTTATTGCTTCGGCTTGATCATCTTGCCAAGCAGTATATTCTGCATAACTTGGTTGACCGGCGCTTTGTAGGGGGCCAGATCCTATATTGTCAGTATAGGACACGCTGCCTTCAGTGGTTAGAGCTGTATCTAAATCAATACCATAGTTTTGCATTGCAGCATTTGCAAGCGTAGCATGGTCATACCCTTCTGCTCTTAGCTGGTCATATAGAGCCCTAAGTTCGTCTGTTGATATAGAAAGCGCCATGATTTACCTCTATTGCGTAAGGTCATAGAAGGAGATAGACCCTACACCATCACCTTTAGTAGCGCCAGATACTGTCCGTACGCCAAGTGTATAAATATCGCTAGTGCCCGAAATAGTTGCACCTAGCTGCAAATCCCAGTTAAACCCAGTAGGAGCCGTTGTTTCAGTTGTACCACCACTACCAGAAGAAGTGACGTAATCGGTTTGGCAAATCGTACCCACCGAGGAAATAGCCGTAGCTGCATCATCGTATTCCACATTAGAGTCTGAAGGCACCGTTGCAGCCCAGGTAGCTCCCGTCAGTGTAGGGTTCTTAAGTAGAGCTACTTCATAATTTTGGCTTGTAAGCGGCAAAAATTGAGCGCGGTTCGGTAGCACTACTGCCCCAGTGCGTCCTGAAGCAAGCCGGATGGACACAATAGGATAAAACGCTGCTGTATCAATATTGGTAAACGATGTGGTGCGCCTTGCTACATGGTCAATAGAGGTCTGTTCAAACCCACCCTCAGAAACAACCGAGCAGCAAATAGACTTCATGCTGGCAGCAACGGCTGATGTAGTCGTGCTGATCTCATATCTTACCGGCAGAATAGCCGTGGTCATATAAACGTTGGAAATATCGTTAGCGTTATTAAAGGTATGGCAAACAATATATTCGCCGTTGATAACAAACCCACAACGCACCGAACCAACACCAAGCCATTCAAAATCCATCCAAAGAATTTGCGCTTTGCTAGGGTCAAGCGTAAACCCCGACTCACCTGTACCATCTAACTTGTCGCCGTTCCAATCTGCTTGATTTACTGTACGAGCGTCAGATACAGTGCCTGTGACATAAGAACGTAAAACAAATGAATTTGTTGAGCCGTTACGTTTAAAGAACACGCCGTTTTGTGCGTTGTAGTAGCCAACTTGCTGCGTCAAATTTGCACTAGTGCTGCTATCCATCACAAAGGTTGCAAGCACCAATAACCCTTTTCCTGGTTGGTAAGGGAAAGACCGGTAAGACTGACGGATGACTGATCCTACACCCGCGCCAGTAACCTCCATCTTGACGGCTGCTTCATTGGTCAGGAAAGAGGTTGTACCTGTTCCTGTGGTTGATACATCAAATTGATTGTCAGCGGCGTACCTATTTTGGCTATCAAAAAGCGTATAGGGTTGGCTAACACGCAACCGACCAAAGGCATCTAGGGATGTAGGAGAAAACGGGTCCATTCCACTATTTACCTCGTTAGTTAATTGGTCTAGATACCGATCTATTAAGTTAAAATAAAGACGAAGTACCCTATTTAATTCGTTTTGCTGACGAGCATCATACTGCGGAGTAGGCAGTGGTAGCGCAGGTGCAACAAACCTTTTTATAAGGGTCATCGTTTACCATCCGGTCTAACATCAAGGCGAAGCGAACCTAACTGCCACTGCACCCCAAGATCGGCAGACTCAACCTTAAGCGCCATCTGCCTACCACGGGCACGGATAAACACCTGCTCTGTGTATTGATCCAACGTAGCACTGCTAGAGGCTACACTTTGAGTGTTCGACGACATTGTGTTTGTGGCTGACCCTGAAAAACGTTTTGGCTCTATCGTCAAAGTTACTGTAGGTGAAGCAGCAGTTGACTGCGTAAAATTAAAATCTGGAAGTATCCTTCGGGTGAGCATAAACTGCTCTCCGTCACCCAAATCAAAATCAGAAGACGCTATGTAAGAAGTCATAGCCACATCGTCGTCATTTACTCCGTACTCATGGATATACTGATAACCTACTTTACTTGATTCCTCTGTGAGGCACGCTATGGGGTAGCTTCTAAATGCCGTATCAAGCCATGCAGTACGGGCAATACTACCGTAATACCAAGCGTTTTCTAGATGGTTAAATATAACGTACCGGTTGTTCCAATTTGAATTTGCGCTTGGGTAAAACCACCAAATCTCAGTAAACCCTTCATTAGTCCCAGCTACTATTTGGTCTACTTGGTTAAAATTAATATCTTGATAGACGTACTGTCTTAATGTGCATGGGAGTGTTTGGACTTGACCCGAGTACACATAAAACTTATCTTGCCCCATCCAATAAGTAACGTTGTTAGCACTTGCCACCGCACGGGGGCCAATAATAGAGATGTTATCCGCAAGTTCTTGTAACGCAAAAACATCAGTTGTACCTGTGTACTGCAAGGAATAAAGACTTGCATTTGTGTACACTAATATTTCCTGCCTAGTTGCAAACGCACGGACAATCTCAGACCCTCTAGACACTCTTACAAAACCGGATGAATTAGCCGTTGATGGCGTCCAATTTTGTGGTTCATCCTGGTTAGCCCAACGAATGAGAAGGGGGTCATAATCCGTAGCAGCCCCATCATAGGGCTGGCAACCAAAAGCTAAGAGATGTTTATCGTTTTGAGATACAAGTACCTGCATCGCCGCAGTAGGTACACTGCTTGCCCCAGTAAGAGAAGATAACAAAACAGCGCGAGTATTTAGCGAGGTATTTGGATTAGTAAGACTGCCACGCTCCCAATAATAAATAGCACCTTTGCGGATATTCATCACAAGGTCATTGTCAAAATTATCAAACCACCAATCACGCTGTAATAATTTTACTGGCGTTGAGGAACCCAGCCCCCAAGGTGTAGACCCATATCCGCCAGTACCCCAACCATACCCAAACGTAGTTGAAGCGTACCCTGAAGATATACCGTATCTAGAAGTTACCGCTCCACCCCCATTTCCAGTATCAGAAGCATTTGCGGCCTGTGGAACAACTATGTTTTTATTAGTAGTTCTAGCTTGTATTGTGTATGTGTAACTCGTAGGGGTGGTCGTTGTAATGGTGAGTATTTCGTAGTCTTGCTCAAGTACAGCTTCAGTTATATTCCCTCCTAGTCCACCAGGAGAAGTTACCCCACTAAATGTCACAAAATCACCAGCCGCTACACCTATAGGGCCATTAGATTCAGTAACCGTAATAGTTGATGACCCATTAGTAGCGGCAAAAGTTGTCGTATTTGTTGAAGTACCAAGAAGTGGTGTAATGTTGTAATACACGCCCCCTACTTCTATATAGACATGGTCATCAGTACCTAACGCAAGGAAATTGTCATTAAATGTAGTGATCCAATTAAACGTTTGCCGACACGCCCCAAAAAAGAAATTACTTGAATACTTAGCCCAACCACCTATTTTTTGTGGGTAGCCTGAAAAAAATCGGATCTTGTCGCACTCATACCAACCACCTTCGCCTGAATAGCTCGTTTGGTCGCGGTTGACCCCTGGTCTAAAATTGAGTTTGAGGAATGGCATCGATCACCTCATTAAGGCAGCTTCTGCCGCACGTCGACGGGTAAGACCGGGGAGAACTCGACCGGCAGCTTTATTCCAGAGCATACATTGGTCTGCTGCACCATCCCAGTCCCCTGCATCAATACGTTTCTTGAACGTGGAAACCCGATAGTTTCCTAAGCCACAATTGTAAGCCCAGCTTGTCACGGCGGCAATGCGTCTTGGTAATGCAGTCTGAAGTTTGGGAGACATCTTAAAAAGCCCCCTGACAAAGTACTCAACGTGATGATCCAGCGCATCTTCACACTGTTCAATCGTCCAGATCGTGCCGGGATTAATTTCAGGGCCGGTTGCACCCCAGCCGATTGTCCAAGGATGTCCACGGGTTCCGGGGTCTGGGTAGGCTTGAACTCGTCCATCAGGCAAACGCTTTGCCAAGCCCTCGAAAGGCTTGATTAATACATCCTTGCAAAGCTTCTTGGCTTCATTCACTGGATTTCTCAGCAATCAGTCGGTTAACGTGTTCCCACAGCGCATGAATCTGCCTATCATGATCCTTCTCTAAATAATCAAGTCGTGTCTTAATGGTCACGGCATAGACAGCCACGCCAACAAGCGCAACCCCCAAGAACCAAACCCTTGCAAGAGAATCGATTAAGGCTTCCATGATTAAACACTTTTGTTGTACTTCTCTATAGAACGTCCTACAAACCAGAACGTTAACATCATGTTCAGCATAGCGAAGTCATCCTCGTCATAGCTCTTGGTTAGCACTTCAGCCCAGTTAGCATTGGTCTGGAAAGCAATCGTTAGCCCCGCGACTTTAACAGCCACATATACGCCAAATGCAATCCAAGTAAGACCGGGGCGTGTAATAGCAGTAATGAAACTTGCAAGCCATCCTGCCTCTTTAGCAGTCTGAGCCTGTT